ACAAAAATCATTTTTGTCGCAACGTGCTTAAAAGAATGAATGAATTGTTCAATTCGTTCTTCTTCGTTTCCTACAATACAAGAGAGAGATATTTTCATATAAAAAGATAAACCCCCCCTTGTTTTTGACGACAAGAGAGGGTTCTTGAATTTTGATTAAGCGTATTGCGTAGTGATTAACTCACAAGCAGTTTCGTCAATGACCTTTTCCGCAACGTGTTGACGAACACGCAAGATATTACTTCTGCGTTCGTCACTGCGATAGGTTTCTGGAGTAAACAGACCAGTTGTGTCTTTCGACCACTGGATTGTGCGACCGACTCCTCCTGCTCCGTATTCACCACCAGCAATGCAAGCTACTGCGATTCTTGCTGGACTCCAAATAAAGGAACCACTGTAAGCTTGTCCTTTGTTGTTGGAATTGTACGGTGCTTTACCAATTAGAAGCTTCTCAACTCCAAGTGCTTTTGCAAGATCATCTTCACTAGGAAGCATACTTTGACCAGCACTTCTTGGGACAACACCGTAGATTTGGTTTTGCAATTTTGTCGAACGACGAAGACGTTGGAAAACATCAAACGACATGATTATGGCATTTGCAATAATTCCCTTTTTCAACAACCTTGCTTTTGCAAGGTCAATGTCACTTGCGGCATCAAAGGATGCTAATTGTGCATCAGTATAAGCAGTTGCTGAAGTGGTAGTATTGAACGTACTTGTATTGAATAATACTGCTGCAATTCGTGCTTCGTAAGAGATACGCAGTGAACGCTCAAGAAGCATTGCTTCCGTTGCTTCGATGTTCATAAACCGCTCAACTTCTGCTTCGTATGCGTCATCAATAACGCTTTCCAGACCGTATTCAACGGCATCGTATTGATCCGTATCGTACTTGCGGTTGACACGTTGGTAACCGTCTCCTGTTGCTCTTGCTACTGCATCTGCATTGAGCAGTTCAGCGTTTGCAAGGTTTGCTTTCATGTATATACCCCGCTTCACATCTTCGCTTTTAACTGGGAAAACTTGATCCCCGATAAAAAGCTTGTTGAAGTCTGAGTTGGCTTGTTGAACCAAAGCGTGAATATCGCTTCGTGGTGTTGCTTGACCGTTGGTGTATGGCATTTGATTAGTTTGTTAGTTGTTAGTTTTTCAATTTGGTTTTTATTTATATCTTATGCAATTGGACCTGCACCACCAATGTAAGCAAATTCGCCAATTGCTCCAACAGTTGTTGTTGTTAATGCTCTAAACAAAGTTGCCGTAGCAACAACTCCTCCAATTCCACCATTTGTAACCAAACTGTAATTGGTTCCTGCTGTACAAATAGATCCACTAACCGCAATCATAAATGTTCCAGAAGCACTAAGCATTTTGACGCTTGCGAAATTGCCAGCGACTGCGTCTTCTTGAAGAATCCCAATTGGACGACTGAGAAATGATGCTGCTGTAATTGCACCTACTGTAGTAACATCTACGCAACTGAATGCTCCAAGAGTTGTTGTTGCTCCCGAAAACAGAAAGGATTTGAATCCGTTATCATTTTGTGTCATTTTTTTATTTTAGTTAATTTTTGATTTCCATTACTTTAAATTGCGATGGGCAACATAAGCTTTTTTGTATTCTTCGTTAGAAGAAATTTGTGATAGGATGAATGCTTCTGCTTTGACTTTATCACCGTCAAAACGAGCAGTTTCACTTTTAACAATTTCCGAATAAGTCTTAACGGTTGGCGTAATGCCACCGACTCCCGAACGACCCAGAGATACTAGACCAAGCTTGCTGGAAAGCATCTTGATTGCTCTAGTAGCACCAAGTTCTGCCATCTTTGCTTGCTTCTCGTCTTCGTCTTCTTTAGTGGCATCTGGTTCTGCCATTTTCTTTGCGGGTTCCTTTTCTGGATCGACCGCAACAGGTTCTGGATCAACCTCTTCAGTTTTGCTGTCTTCGTAAGCAGAGAACTTCATGGCTAACTCTTCGTAGCATGATTTCATTTCTGCGTACATACTCGCAAGCTCAGTTGGCGTTGGCTCAACTGCCATTTCGTTTCCTTCTGGTTCTTTTTCCATTTGTTTTGTTTTTGTTTCTGATTTTGTTTGTGAAATCGAAAATAATGAACTGTTAGCAGCAGGGTCTGACACTAGAGCAACTGCAAGAATCTTTTCGCATCGTGCGAAAGCTTTTACACCGTCATTCTCATCCTTGCCTTCAAACTCCAGAGACATTCCCATGTGTTCTGGATTCTTTAACGCTATCTCTAACAACCGACCACGTTGCGGTTCGTTCTCATATATGTGAAAGTCTGCTAGAACTTTACTATTTGTCAAACTAAAATTATCTACCCAACCAATTGTAGAGAAAACTCCGCTACCATGATCGGCTTTTACCTTTACGCTTTCTAACATTTTGCAGTGATTGAACACCTGTAGCAAAGTTGTCTCGTCTACTGTTTCTTGACGACCTTTTCTATCAAAATGACCTTCCGCATCTCCTAGCTTGATTAGAGAAATGCTAGTGATCGTGCCATCTTGAGACACTGATGGTTTGGCTAAAGAGTAGAAATGTGAATGTGTAATTACCTCTGTCATTTTAGTTTTTCTTCCTCAATGTCTTTTGCTTCTTGTGCTTCGCGTTGTTCCTTTGCGACTTTCTCATCAATCCGTTTCTCACGCTTTGCCTTGTCAGCAATTGCTTTCGGAGTATCGGCAATCTCGCCTTGTTCTGGCAGGATGTTCTCTGTAGTTGAGTCCACCTTGGACTCTACGCTACTTGTAGCATCGGAAGTTGATTCGGATGTAACCACTGGTTTTGCGGGTCCGTTTCCAAAAATATCGACAACATTGATTTCGTACTTCTCTGCGGTCTTCTTCTTGATGGATGCCCACCGTGCCATGTCTTCCGCAACTGTCTCTGGGTCTTGTGCCACATCAACCCAATGCTTCATTGGGTTAAGCAGACCGTTCTGCCATAGGTTGACAGATGCCGAAGACTCCCTGCCAATGTCTGGTTGAGGGTGCGACAAGTAACCCCAACGACCCCTAGTAATTAGGGGTAATGTTTTGGTTGGGAATATACCCTTTGCAATCGCGTCAATAAGGAATGCGTTTTTGATACGGGTAGCGTGGACTGCGAGTACCCTCTGAGAACGCTGAAACTCAGCTTTTGCCATTTCGCTTTCTAGACGGGACGAGACTCCCCCCAGAGCAGAAGCATCTAGTGCAAACGAATACGGCAAATTGTACGACATAGCGACGAACTTTAGCAACAGTGTCATCAGTGCTTGTTCTTCGATAGATGGAGAGTTGCTGGACGGGAACTTAATGTCAGCACCTTGCTGCAAGTGGTTGATCTGACCGAACTCAATGTCTTGCTGCAAACCACCCGCATCCGAAGGAAATAAATTTGTTGCGTAAGCATCCATTGCCCCGCCACCAGAAACCGCACCGTTAGAATTGGTGAACACGGTCAACGCACTTGCAAGTTTTGCCTTACCCTTAACGTAGTCAATCATCTCGTACAGGTCACGCAAGTTCTGGATTGCAGTGGCAAGCACCGATACTCCACGGTACTGGTCGATCCGCATTGGGTCAGTTAGATGCACAAACTGTGATGCTGGAACATCAACTGGGTTTGTGTAGAACCCTGTTGTCTGGGTTCTGTGGAAAATTCTGAACGCTTCGATCTCACCGTACTCACCAATGCAGCATCCGCTAACGTAATCGTTAGAGACGACATTCTGGTAGACTCCCCCAATGCGGTCTGGTTCGATTGCTTGGATTTTCAGAGGCAAGCTTATTGCGTCCTCTTCACTCATCCCTAGCTCAAGACCCATGCGTTGGAATGCCCATCCGTAATCGCCAGATCGGTTGCAACCCATCATGCCGAACTCCATCATCTTGAAGAAATCAAAACGACCAGTAACGTCACAATGCGGAAATACTTCTTCGTTTAAGTACTCTTCAATGTCTGAGTCTAAAGCCGAATCTTTTGTTTGCGAGTGGTACGAAAGCGGAGAGACGTACATTGAGTACTTTCTGTTGAGCATCTTTGCAGGAGCAAAGTTCCTCTCCATATCCTCTGCTTCCCTCATCAACTGCAACCTGTCCCGCTGAACGTCAAACCCGTTGGGAGCCATGTTTGCTGGTGCAGAGTTTCTTTTTGAGGTGTGGGCAGCACCATCGTACCGAAACTCATGCAGCAACCTTTTTGCTGCCATTCTCTTAATGCCAGCAGTAGGACTGAGGGCAATAATTGCTTTGTCTAGGAATGATTGTTTAAAATCGTCCATTAACGAGAACCCCTTCCAATCGCACGGTTGAAGTTTGCCCTAATGTTCATCGACCTTGTGCCAGTTAGTAAACTCAATGCGTAATTTGCCTCTTGGAGCAAGTTTGCCGCTTCAGACATACTGGCAAAGGTAAATGACCGTCCTGCAATCGTATAACTGCTCCCCCGCACTGCTCCCGCAATGATTGCGTTCTTGCAAGCGGTCACAATGTCGTTCAAATCGGCTTGCCCAAGACCAACGAGTGTTTGCTTAATTGCCACAAGCCAATAGTGATAGAGTTTTGTTAGAAGGGCAAGAAAAATATTGCCAGATTTCTAAAATCGAGTCATGTTCTTTGTGTGCCTACCACATATTTACAGAGCAGACTTCCTAGCTTCAATGCTGGGAGTAAAGATGGTCTATTGGTTTTGAGGGGGACTAATCCAGCAAATCCGCAAAATGCTGTATATTTAGGCATTCGTGGTCTTACTGGTGGATTTTATTCATTAAAACAACAAACTACTTCAACTTATAATCTTGAATTGCTTGTTGGTGCTGCTGGTTTTACAACTTACCATTTTAAAACAGAAGGTGCTAATACTTGTCAATTATTAACACAGGGAACCAAGGCGATTGGCGACATTCGCATTGATGTTTTGCCAGTAGATGGAGACACTATTATAATAAATTCTGGATCAGTAGGAAAAACCTACAGGTTTAAAAACACGCTTGCTGCTGTCAACGATGTTAAAATTGGAGCGACTATTTCTGCAACTGTACTAAGCTTGAGAAAAGCAATCATGTTAAATGGTGCTGTTGGAACTGATTATTTTAGCGGGACAACTATCCATCCGATTTTCACTGCTGCTGAATACGGAGAAGTTCTTGTTATTGCCGATAAAATTGGTTGTTTAAGAGCGAATGGATACACGCTAACGGCATCTAACGGCACAAGGTTTTCCACTCGCACTCCCTCTGGTGGTGCTGACGGCATTTTGCTTGCCGAAACTAACGGAACAACAATAACCGAATTTAGGGATACGGAAACGTATATGCCTAAGAAGAGAAATTCGGATAGTACCAGTGTTGCATCCGATTACAATTATGCTCCGAATTTTTCTTTAGAATTAAAAGCAGAAGTACCACAAACCAAACGCATTTTGATTTTTGGACCAGAAGCAGATGGTTTGTTTGGGGATGTGGTTATTGATTATTCTTATGATAATGTTAACTGGGTTAATATTACAAATAGTGCGTCTGATACCTTCTACAAAAGTATTATAGACGTTTCTTATGTCAATTATATAAGAATTACTTTTAGATTTGAATACGACCCGCCAGAAGAAGACACTTATCCACTAAGTCTTCTTAATGCCTACATAATAAGTACTTAAAAACATGGCTAAACAATCATTATCTTACACTCCGTCTCTGGTTACGGATTACATCCCTTATTCCAATATTTTTTTTGCAAGGATTGTTTATGCAGACGGAATTATCCCCGTAAGTAATGAGGGATCGGTTTCAATTGCTGTTTTAAACAGTCAAGACATTAGCACTGCTAATCTTACTAATGCTAATGTTTTTAAAAGAGAAATACAATACCTTAATGCCTGTGAGGTTCTTTTCACAACAACAAATGTATTTGCCGCAGGATACCTGTTAAAGGGGTACGTTAAAGGATTACAAAAATCTGCAAAGATTCAAATTATCGAAGAAGGAACTGCTGCATCTGGAGACATAAAATTTTCCGCTAACCCAGCTAATAGTACAACTTTAACTTTAGGTCTTACGACTTCAAATACTTATAAGACATATCGTTTTGTAAACACATTGAGTCAAGTTGGGGATGTTAAAATAGGAACAACTGCGGCAAACACGTTAGATAATTTAAGAAGGGCAATTAACAATGATGGAGTAGCAGGGACTAATTATGTTTCTGGAATTGGTGCAAACACTGTTTTTTCTGCTTCTATAACTGGGACAGTTTTAACTTATACAGACAGGATTAAATGTAAAAGAATTGAACCGTACTTTATTTCTGCTAGTAGTTATACTAATATTGTAATAAGGACTCCAATTGGAGGAGTGGACGGTGCATTATTGCTTGAAATACCTTCTGATAATTCTGTTGTTTCTTTTAAAGACACTTCTGTTAATAATATATCTCCTTTTAATTATTCCTTTGGTAAAAAAGAAACGTATTCTACTATTGAATCACTTTTTATTCCTTTATTAAATGCATCCGTTGAATCAATTTCTGAAGTTTTTTATTCAGATGATGTTAATTTTTATGGTTTTTCAGAACCTGCTGTTGTGGTTCAATTCGGACAAGTATTAGTTGCTTCTAGTTTTTGGGAAACAGATCATTATTATTTACCTTCTGGTTCCGATCTATACAGTATTATGATTGGACAATCTTCTAGAGAGATTAACCCGCCAACGCCAGTGACGGATTATCTTTTTATGCCAGTTGATGCTGTTAAAATTTCTTTGGATTTAGGCATATCAAAGAGTATCTGTTCTTTCTTCTCAGCAACTGCCTTTTACTGATCTGCGTCTTGCGTAGTATCCTCCATCTCTACTTCTTCTCCCCCCGACCACAGAATCTCCCGTATCCTGCCGTCCATCAACGCCGATACCAGTGCCATCTGGTCACAGTCAGTTAAGTGGTTGTCTTTTTTGGACTGTACCGCATACGTCCAGACTTTTTTGCCTGTCTTTTTCTCGATTGTTATCTTCTTGAACTCAACGGAGGTCTGTTTCTTGTACTCAGTAGAAATGTCTTGGGGCAACGTCCACCTGTAGTTGGTCATCCCGTTCTTTAACCTGTGCCACATATCCTTGATTGGGTTCTGACACCAGAAAAAGTACCTTGCTTGCCGTCTAATACCTCCCTTGCCTAGCCCAACGTGACCTACGTTTGGCGAAGAGAACGGGTAGTGCCGCACCATTCTTTTTACTTGATTACCTATGACTACGTTTTCGTGGTGCGGGAACGACTTTTTGTTAGTGCTGTCACCCCACAACCCTTGCCAACCGTATCTAACGCAAACCTCTTGGACTGCGGGAGTATCAAACGCAATGTCAACTAGCGTTCTTGACGGTTCGACCCCTAGCTTAATCCTCAGTTCTTCCAGTTCCTCCCAACTCGTTATTTTCCCTTCATCAATTAGTCTGCATTCTCCTACCCCAAATGACCGACAAACGTACCAACGGTGAGCCCCCTGCCCCAGAGACGCTTTTCCTGCTTGGTTGTCGATGGTTAGGAACCTTGCAATCTCTCCTTCATGCTCGTCTCGCTTCATGTAATTGCCCTTGCTCCGCTCAAAAGACACTTCTTCGTCTGAGTCAACGGGTGCTTCGTCCCATGCCATTGCCCGTCTCTTCTGAATGTAGTCTTTTAACGGTTCCGTTGCCCCTCTTCGTGCTGCAACCGTGGATTTTAGCTTCTCCATCAGAAGCTTGCTCAACGGGAAGTAGTGAACGCTTACCGCTTCCAAGTGAAAGCTTCTATGGTCAGACGCAGCATTTGGGTTCGTTGCAACGTACCGTCCCATCTGACTTTGCTTCCTCCGCGACTCTTCGTCCGTTGACCAATCCATCTCGCAATACTCGCAGTTGTACCTAACCGTTGGGATAATCTTCTGCCAGTTGTATTCTCCGTTTGCGTCTACCGTATCGTCATCAATTTTTGCCCTTAGACGGTCTTTGCTGTCAGTCATTGTTTGGAACTGGTTACAGTATGGGCATGGCACTTGCCAGACCTCGCAACTCCCCGAATTAAAAGCATCATCGGACTCGTCTCCCATAATCGACCCAGTAGAAAGCGTTAATATTTTGTAGTTTCTTACACCCTCGACCCGTTTTTCAAATGCGGTCATCATACCAGCACCGTAAAGGTGAGGTTCCTCCATTGTTAGATATTTAACCCGTTTGGACTGAGCGGCAGATAAGTTTGCACCAACGCAGTACAGACTCATATGCGGAAATGCGATTTTTACTGCTCTTTTCTTGTTTCTGTCTAACGGAAGTTTTTTTGCTAGAAAATCATTTGCCTCGATCATCGGGTAAATCCGATCCTCCATTGCATCCTTGCCGTCATCATCTGTCTGCCAGACGTAATAGTACAACCCTGCTGCTTCGGAAATGGCATAGGCAATGTGAATCTCTCCAATCAGTGACTTTGCCGCTCCTGCGGGGGCACGAACGTCAACTCTGCGGATTGAAGAGTCTCCCATTGCCCTCATCGGTTCTAGCAACCAAGGTGACTCCCCAGAAATAAAGATGGGATACCTAACCGAATAAGGGATTTTAAGTTTTCCATCTGCCCAATCTACCAAATCTCCAGTGTGCGGGATCGTGATTAGTCCTTTAGCAAGGTTGCGAAGTTCCTCAATTTTTGTTAATTGCATAATTATATTTTTGCTTTACAACGAGTGGCAAACACTTGGTAAATCTCAGCGTCCATTAACTGTTTTGCCTCTTCAAAAATGATTGCCATGTTTCTCGCCCACTCGTCTTTTACAAGGTTGATTGGCACTTGCTCTTTTTTGTCCTTTTCAAGCTTGTATTCAAGGGCATCAATTTGTGCGATTAGCTTGCGGCGTTTGAGTTCTTCTTCTGCCAACCCTTCTTCAAAGTCCTCTTTGCTCCTGTCATTGGTTTCCATCCAACCGAACAAAAGGCTTTTGGTTATTCGTTGACCTTTGAACGCAGGGCATCCTTTTTTCTTAGCCTTAATCAAAGTCGCTCTAGGAATGCCCCACCACTCTGAGGCGAACTTCATGTTTGGGGCAATTTCTGTGTCTTCGTTTTCCATTTCTTTTAATTTACTTTTGTTTGCCTTGTCTGGCAATAAATATGTTAGGTGCGATTATTTTCTTGAAAACATGGTTTAAGCCTGTATCAATTTTAACAAATAATGATTGATATAATTGCTGTCACATACGGTCAAAATGAAATATTAAAATGTTTTATTAACTCGATTAAGTCCCAAACAAGTAATAATTGGAGATTGGTAATTATCCATGATGGGTCAAACCCATTATTGCATATCCAACTTAAAACTGAGGGTTATTTAAATTCTGGGAAAATTGAATTTATTGAAAACCCAGTAAGAACTGGTCATTATGGTCATTTGTTACGCAAATGGGCATTGGAAAATGTTGTTGAAAATGAATATGTATTATTAACCAATGGTGACAATTATTATGTTCCAACCATGATTGATGAAGTTAGCAAAAGAACCGAAGATTTGATTTATTTTGATTTGATTCATTCTCACGAAACAGTTTTTAATCAAAATAATTCAACTTATGGATTTATGGATAGTCAGTTAATTGTCTCTAGGGTTGATATTGGTAATGTTGTAATAAAAAGCGACATGGCAAAGCAAGCGGGGTTTAACTCTGTAGGATTTGCCGCTGATTGGACTTATTTTTCAGATGTGATGAAATTATCTCCAAGCACTTTCAAAATTGATAAAGTGTTGTTTGTGCATAATTAACAAATGCGGGGGGATGCGGGGGGTGTGTTCTTGAACTCCTACGTTGCACGGGGGGATTCTGGTGCGGGGGGTATGTGCGGGGGGTATCGGTATTTTGGAAGGGTGTGCGGGGGGGTGCGGGGTGTATGTTCTCAAACTCCTACGTTACGCAGGGTTGTTGGAGAGTTGCATTCTCGCGTGGTTGCGTCTGGTTGATTTTGCATAAGTTACTAATCCTCTGTTATATATATACTTAAAAAAATTTTTAGGGTAATAACATAACAACCACAGTACCCGCATTTAATTAAGCAAAAAATCCTCACTGACTGATAATACTCCGTACTCCGACAACTACCCCCCCCCCCCCCCCCCCCCCCTCCACCCACCCCCCCC